TTTAGGCGGTTCAATGATAGTTTGTGGTCTTACCCAAGGGCGTGACATGCAGGCATAACGGACGCTGTCCCCGCAATTAGAAACGGCGACGCCGTTTTCGATTATAAAGTACCCTGTTTTAGGTACAGTTATGCAAAACACATCCTCATTTGGTATTGGCTCGACAATAATACATTTAGTAAATAAACCGTCGTGTTTCTTCAATACTACATCATGCAAATCCTTCGCTTCCATATCGCTCATATCAACAATAAACTTATGATCTGGTGTACATTTTATAACCGTTCCATCATCAAAAGTCAGTTTTACGATTTCTGCATTTTTCTTAACTAATCTTGCAGACCTGTAAGACTCATAACCGTTTGGAGTCATAACAACTCCGCTTTCTGGTAATGATTCTATGGGCAATAATCCGTTTTTAGTCCATACCATTGTTCCAGCAGCAAAACAATGATCTTCCATATCCGTGTCGATGTCCTCAATATTGGTTTTGTCATGCTGCAACAGTGGTATAGTTCTAATCGCATGTTCGCAAGTATCAAAAAATACTAGCATTGGCTCGCTTTCATCACTACCAATCAATCTTGCCCTCATAACATCCCAACCGCCCATGTTACCACGTTTGGATACGCGCGAATTATCAGCACGTTTAAACACGACGTTGTTACCGCTTCCTTTTCTCATGCGTTCATGTATCGATTCGCCGCCGTCTTGGCTAAACGCTGCTGGGTCTAATACACCATAGCTAACTGAATCTTTTTGCTCACGTTGCCAGATACCCGCGCCTACCGCTTCGGCTGTCATCTTTAAGCCCACGTTGTACTTGTCTTTTTCCATGCCGTACCATTCGCGATAGCAAACTAGCGCGCCTCGTTTAAGTATCAAGCCGTTATCTAATCGATAGTCATCGGTAACGACTGCGAACCAATGAAACGCAAATGGTCTAGCACTTCCCCAGTCGCCACTTCTAAAACGCATCCATTGCTCAGGGATTTCAAACGGCTTGATAACGTGTCGTTTTTTGTCCCAACACTCAAAAAACGCACCTGCCACAATATCCCAATCGCCATCAAGCCACGCTTTCCGCAACGCATCATTCCCGCCTGTTGCTGCTTTTATGCGCTCGCGATAAAGTGGGTCATTATTCAGCAAAATAGCGTTGTCACTGGTTTTTGACGGGATAAACATTTGCATCATGCCGCTGTCTTGGTCAATGTAAGGTGTGTATGGTCGCTTACCATCAATATAACGCTTTTTCACCCACCCATGCCCGACACCACCTGGATTGCCCGTTAGCCGTACTGTGCATGGTACGCCATGCGCATTTCTAAGGGTAGAGTACATTTTTAATATACCGTTCGGTGTTGCGTATTCGGTCGTTTCATCAAAACTTACGGTGCTATACGAATGTCCATGGTAGCGACCGTAGTCTTTTTCATTTTCAATGTAACGCATCTTGATAGTTGCACCATTCGGAAAAAACCAGCAATTTGAATGCGGGTAACTTGCCGATGGAGCTGATTTATAAACCGCGCCGCTAGCTGAAAATATCTCTACTGCACGGGCCTGTAATTCTTCGAGCTCGGCATAGGTTTTTCTGAACATGATGCCGCGCGATTTGCCCTCATAACGTAACGCCGCGTCTTCCTGATAGCCTAACTGACAATCTGATTTCCCGCCACCGCGCTCGCCACCGTAGAATATCTCTTGGCACCAATCGGCACTGATAAAACTAGCTTGCGCTCCTTTTTGCGGTTGCCAAACCATCACTCACCTATCCCGTGAGCTTTTAACCATTCTTCCTTAGTTAATTGTGGACGCGTAACTACGTCAACGGTATTTTGTGTGGTCACTTCTTTTTGTTCTATCAGAGCTTTTGTATAAGTTAAAACTAATTTAGCTGCGTTATTCGCGTCAGCATCCTTAACCGTGGGGCGTAAATTCAGCAATAACCGCCTCATTGCGATTCTGTTCAGCGTATCATGATCTGGTATCGGTACGTTTAAATCTTCAAAGTCAAAAACGTCTAGCTGAACCGCTTTATCGTCTAAAGTCTTCTGTGTCATTACCTTTCTTCCTGTTCTGTCCATAATATGACAATCCCTGCTCACCAAGACACCAGATAATAAAAACCCCTATCCCAGTTAAAACTAGAATAAGGGCAATGCCTAATATTATTATCCAAATAATTGGTTTCATTAGTTCCATTATTTTTAACTATTGCTCATTTTTTGCGATTCTAAAAGCTTCCTATATTTTCGCTCTGATATTCGCAAGTTGAAAAGACAAAAAAAATAATAAGCTTTTACTTTAATAAAAACATCGCCAATTCGCAAAGTCTTATTAAAAATTGGCTTGTGTTTTATCCAATCGCCTTTTTTCATTTACCTGTTCTACATAATTCTAAAATCGATTCAACTTTTAACTTTGCCTGATATTCTAGCCATGCCATACGACTAACGACTGCTGGGATAAGCAAGTAAGAAACACCTAAATCTTCGTAAATAGACGCGTAATATAAACAATCGTATTCTTTTTGGTGTTTATCAGACAAAACTGTTATTAATTTACTTTTGCTCATCGCGCAACTCATAAAGCTTTTTTCTTATTTTTAATAAGTTTTTTATATCAGATTTACATAAATTAAGCGCGTTAATATTCCATAATCCATCAATTAAAGAGGCTAATTCTTTGTCAGTTAGCATTAACTTTTTCATTGATCTTCGTAGTCGTTAATGATTTGCCATGAGCGGAAAGCCTAATATAGCGATAATTGTTAATCCACCCACGATAAACAGCATTAGTAAATTCCCCCCGTATCGATTAACACATCATCAGCATCTAACGGCTCGCACTCATCGGCATATTTTACGATGACAGTGATTGCATGACCTCCAGCCTCAACAGGTATGATTATGCTGGCTGCGCAATGGTCAACCAACACTTGTGCTAATTGTTCAGCTAAGGCACGGGGTTTATCAGTTATCGAATCAGTCATTTTTTCGCCTTTGTTTTCTTAGCTTTTTTAGCTTATTAAGTATTTTAGTTAATTTGCTCATCTTGTATGGTCGGTTTAATATCACAATGTATGAATTTCTCTAAAAACTCATCAACCTTTCTATCATAAACACAACCATCATCATCGAGCTTTCTATAAATAATTGTTCTTTGTCCTTCTGAGCCATTGTCTGCACATATCGTGCAAAACAAAACAACGTAATAAGTACCTGTTTTTATATGCTGATAAAGTCCGTTGTAATTTCTCATTTTACGTTTTTCATTAGCAGTAAATTAATATCACACTTTCCGTTCATGACCTCTTTATAAATATTTTTATCGGCAAATATAATTATTACTCCACCGATAAAGAACATAATTGATACATACGATAAAAACAGAACTATCGCTAATTCGATTAGATTAATCAATACGCTCATAATTCTCTAACCACCTGTGAACACTGATTTGAAACGGTTCTCTGTCGTCGTCACTGATAACAGCCTTGTAATACACCGTATCGCCAACCTGATACAGATAATAATACTTTGCATCTGGTATGCGTTTATATCTCCATACCGACCTAGCATCAGCGTCAACTTGCGGAATGGTCATTGGTCTTTTATCAACGCACCAATCAAGCCCGCCGCTATCATGCCTAAAGTTAGGATTGATTCTTGACCTTCTGGGCTTACGTTCATTCCTACTGCAGTAGCTACCCATATTAAAGCACGCCATGTAGATGACTCGTTGAGTCGATCAAGTAAGTATCTCATTTTTTTATATCCTCGATTGTTTTATCCGCTTTGGCTTTCAAAATGCGTTCGATGTGAAAAATAATCCTTGTCGAAAAATGCCCAGTGATACCACTAGCGGCGGCACAAATTAAAATAGGCTTACCCATACCAGCCAATGTCATAAAGACCGACACCCCCGCAAACCCACTAACAAACATCTCTCCGACTAACTCAACAAGGCTAAAACGCGTTATGTACCCTAATGCTATCTTGTTAGACCAATTTGCAATGCCGCCAAATATCGCCATGCCAATGCAGAGCAACCAAGTCGATAACTCCCATTGCGTCGGATCGTTTAAATTGCTGTCATCTATCATGTGTGTAGCTCGTTTGATTGTTTCGCGCGATTATAGCCTAAATGTAATGTTATGACATAACGTACTTGTGTTATATTAAAAAACAACACGGCTTCTATCTTTGCTTTGTTGTCTGAGTGCTCGCTGCCTGTGTCCATGTAAACCACTTCCACAATATAGCCGTATTTTTTGATAGCTAGCTTTGCAGCGATTGCAGAAGCTGCCCCACAACTAAACCACGCTATTACTTTAGTCATTAGGCTGCCACTGGTTCAGACGCTGACAAGGGGAAATCATCAAGCAATGCTCTACCCTGTTTGGCGAATTCGTCTAATTGCTGTGCGCTAACTGTGACTGATTTATCGTCATGCCGTAGTGTTACGCTGTAGTCGTGTTCATCTGAATTAACCAATCTCAGATAGCCAGTGTTAATCGCGTATGAAGCCGTATGATAATCACCCTTTGCTAACATCAATAACCATTGTGCTATGAGCTTAATCAGTGTTGGTTTTTCGACTATCAAACAATCCATGTCAAACATCACGGCTGTCGAGTAGCTCATACTGATATTGTCACCGCTCACACATGGACGTTTAGCACCAGAGCGGAAACTGCATAAAGCTTCAATCGTGTATTTTTCTTCAATCATCGCAATGTAACTGCGAGCAAGCGTTGAGTCTTCACAGCATAAACGTACAAGCAATTCAGCCGCTGCGTTCAGATAGTCGTCATTCGATAAATCAGTTTCAAAGCGTGCGTTGGTGTAGCCCTCTAACTTCATGTTTACGCGTGTTTCGTCTTTGGTGGTTTTCAGTGCGATTGAAGTACACCGAAGTTTTGTTATTACTAACTCTTCTGGGAATAAATCAATCGTATTGTTGTCTTTTTGGTCTTTCATTATGCGGTTTCTCCGAATAAATTAATTAAATCATGGTGCGCGTCTTCAATCCGCGCCTTGGTCGTTTTCGTTTGAGTAGGTACGCATTAGCCAGCTAACTAGGTCTAGTGGTTTTTGGGTTGGGATTAGTTTTTTCGGTTCTGGTTTTTTAGTCATAAGTTATACTCAAATTTTAATTGGAAACCGTCGGCTTTTTTTATGTTTGGATATAACGCTTGCATTAATTCCCATGATCTTGACCCGTGTCTATGCCACATAGACACAGGATGAACGCGTTCGCCACTCTCAAGTATATAAAAATCAGCTTTAACCCTTCCAACTTCTTTATAGTTTCCAGCGCGATATATCGTTCCATTGTTTCCGACGGATGTGTCTGAATAGCTAATTAGCTTCTTTATATGAGGGTATCTTGATTTTAAAAACTTATGCAAAAGAGATAGCACAATCGTTTCGCTAAACTTTGGCATATCATCACTTAACCACATTCTGTCAAATTCTCTAACCGCATCGGTGGGGTAACCACCTTTTATTTTAGGTCTTATCCCATAACCAATTTGCAAAGCCCCACTAACATTACCATAATGATAAACTATCATTGACAGGAAGCTGTTTTTAGTTGGCTTACCAGAGTAATGATGATTTTTTATTATTGAGTCTGCGCTTTTTTTTTCGCAAATTATTATTTTTATTTGCTTTTTTACGCACTCATAACCTATACAGTCACCTAAAAAATCAAATATCGGATTTTTTTTTAGCTTAGCCATCCTAAATTACCTCATCTTTTGCCGAACACTCAACACACCATACCCGCGCAGATTTACTGGCGGCATTTTTATCTTCCTCGATTATCTCAAGTTCACGTTGCAAAGCATTGATGCAGTCTAAAATATCGGCTTTGTAGTTTTTATGCCCGCGATTCCCAGCACATAAAATCTTTTTTAAAACAGTCATTAATGCAAATGACTTCATGTCGTAAATCTGAGCAATTCTGAACGGGTCAAGCTTTATGCCTTGGTACTCAAAACGATAATGTTTGCCCGTGTCCTCTGGTTTTTGTTGCGCTTGCTGTTGCGGTTGGTCGCTCATACTTGTATCTCTTGGTTGGGTTAGTAATTCGTTCTTTGTCTGCGATTTTGTGACACGCTTTACAGAGTGCCACAAGGTCTTCTAAATTTTCATTGCCTAGCCGTTCGTATGTGTAGTGATGTACTTGCAAGCGATTTTTAAATCCGTGTTGTGAGCCGCACCGCTGACAACGAAACCCACACGCACGAATAACAATGCCTCTTTTCAGTCTCCAAGATTCTGATTGCATGTAGCAGTGGTAATCGAGTCTAGGCACGATAAGCCCCTGCTTTCAGTTGTTCGATGTAGTACTGACGCGGGTTAATTTGCGTCTTAGCTATCTGCGCTAATTCCGCGATAGTCGGTGTCGTTGCTTTAACAATCGTGCGCATTGATTTGTTAAGTTCAGCAATAGCTTTGTTTAACGATTGCTTTCTATTGAAAGCTTGCTTTGCGCGCTCGGTCTTATCGACAAATGAAGAAAAGCGTACCACTCTGTTTATAGCCGGCGTTTTCAGTGTGGTTTGTTTTATGGTCCTAGCGGTTTTTATGCGTCGCTTGCGTGGTTGTGCGTGTTGATCTCTAAAAGCTATCGCTTCTTCTAATGTGTCAATAGTTACACAAATATTTTTTGTTTGAAGTCTAACGTTATATTTCCCGTTATACATCAACGATATATTCTTGCTAACATGTGACATTCTTGTCTTAGTGACAGGGGATTTTAGTTTGTTGCGCTTTTGCCCTGTTGTTGTGAGGTTCAATACTTTGTACTGCAACTGTAATGCCTGCTCTGCTTGCTCTTTGGTGCAAAAATTGGTATGACAATATTTAACGCCTTCAAACTTGAATTTAAAAAACCATGTGCCTGACGGTGTTTGTTGGATTCGATTTTTGCCTATGCTCATTTCATTCACCCGTCAACACCGCTAAAAGTGCATTGTGCAGTTCTTGTGCATCTTGTTCTGTTAGTCTGACTAATCGGCTTTGCAACAATCCGTTCTCATATTCTTGCGATTCGTATTTGTCGGAACAAATGCAAGCGTCGTAGAAAACTGGATAAAAATATTCCTGCCATAATTTGAGTTCAGTTACAGGCTCAGAAACCTTACGATTGCCGATTTTTATAACGCGGCGGTATGTCAAATCATGATGAAATGCTGGTTTATCTATGCAATCTTGCCATTGATGCCCTGAAAGCTTATATTGATGATGATCTTCACTAAATCCATACTGCCAATGGTCAATAGCCCATGCTTCCCCGTGTTCTTCAGCGTCTTTCTGAAACCGCGCTATTGATTCGGCGTGTTTGTGTGGCTTTGCCTGCGCTTGTTCTTGCTCTAAGTCAAACAAAATGCACAGCGTATGACCGTCGTTCATAACTGTGTAGGGCATGTCGTTTGTATTGTCTGGCACTTGAATTGTTATTTTTTTCATAGCTGTTTCTCGTTGTGATATTCACAAAATCTGTCGTTGCGCTTGTCCGTGCCTGCCCAAAAGTTCTTATTGCCAAGACGGGCGAAAAAAAGGGCGTTTTGAATTGGCTGGTGATTTTCAGCAAGGTAATTATTCATGACTTCGCATTCACCCAAGCCTTGGCCACTGCCGATGTGGTCGATGATGAAATTCTCACAAGCCGAGCATGACACCAGCTTTAATTCCGTACGTTCTGCCATTACTCAACTCCCCACTGAGTCGCTATAGCATCAGCAATGCCCTGATAGGTAATACTGCGCTTTTTCCAACGGTCTGCACTGGGCGGCATTTTGTGTATTCTGTCGTCTCTACCGTCAACAATATTTGTGGGTACTAATAACGGTAAGTTTTTTAACCAAAGGCACGTTTTTTTAGTTTCTCCGTGTCCAAATTGCCAAGGCTGTATCACTTGGTCGGGCTTACGAATTCGTGTTGATATTATGGAAACTGGGTTTTCCAGTGCAATTCTAGGAATATCAGCATCAAGTAACATTCGCACAAAATCTAAAGCCTCGTCTTGTACACCGCTAGCTTTTTTAGCTGCGAAATGTCGAGCACCGCTAACCGCTAAATGAGTACATGGCGGATGAAAAATGGCTAAATCCCAACCTTCGTTTATAACATCCATCACATCACCTTGATAATGATTGCCTGGTTTATCAGTTGGCAATAAATCACAGCTCATAGCATCATGACCCAATGCCGTAAATGCGTCTCTAACAGTACCGCTAAATTCACATCCTATTAAGACTCTCATTGCTACACCTCGACAGCCATAATTGCGTTATAAAGCTCGATTTCGCTCATACCCTTGCAACACCATGACAAATGTCTAAACATCGCTTGTTTGCCCTCGTATTCGCTAAAATCACACTGTATTTTGTGTATTGCTGCGTACTTTCTGATTTGCTGAGCGGTAGGGCTTGGCATAACAACAGGACGATTAACAATTATCGTGCTCATTGCCAATTTCCTGCCGCTGTGTGAGTTTTTACCGATTGTTCTAGCCCGTGCAGGATTCGCTCTATCTTGCGCTTTTCTACCGTAGCCAGGGCTTTCAAAACTTTCTTTGTCTTGCCCGTTGCCTTGTTGTGCTGTTCCATCAATACTTCTTTCCATTTGCCCGTGCATTCGTGACTGATCCCGCCCGCCACTATTGCGTCGAATATCTCTTTTCGTTTGTCATGACCAATTGTGATAATTGAGGCTCTTAAATTTATTTTGCTCATATTTTCATCTCCAGCTTTGCGGGTTTGATGTGAGAAATCATCAGCGCCGATTTTTGGTTGACACCAGTCACAAAAATGACTGCCAATTGATTTGATATTTGATTTGAAATCTTTCTGCGCGCAATAAATTGTTCGATGTCGTCAAAGCGATAAAGTCTCTTTTGATGTCTCTGAGCTACTATCTCAGGAAAATCATGCTCTTCACGTTGCATACATCGAACTCGATGCTCGCTCACCCCCATAAATTCCGCTATTTGCGCCAGTGTGATTAACTTGCTCAT